CGCCGCGTACTGACTTCGCCACTATCCTCAGCCCCGCGATCCTCAAGGCCCGCGCCCGCGACGCCGACCGCAACAACCCGTGGGCCCATCGCGCGATCAATTTGCTGCGCGATTATGTCGTCAGCACCGGCGTCGTGCCGATGGTGGACACCGCCAACACAGCGCTACGCGCCCGCACGCATTCCCTGTGGTCTTCGTTTTGCGATAGCGCCGATTTCACCGGCAGAGTCGGTTTCTATCTCATGCAAGCGGAGGCGTTCCGTTCGTGCTTGATCGACGGAGAGGTGTTGGCATTGATGCGACCTGGACCGCAGCTGCAGATTCAGATTCTCGCCTCTGAATTCCTCGATTACTCGCGCGACAACGCCCAGGACATCATGGGTGGAATCCAGTACGACGCCGAGGGCCGGCGCTTGGGCTATTGGCTGTACCAGAAGCATCCCGCGCAACCGCTGAATCCGGTATCGGAGTTCGTGCCGGCGGATCGCGTGATTCACTTGTACGCCCCGCTGCAACCGGGATTCGAGCGCGGCGTTTCGTGGCTGGCACCGGCATTGACGGCCTTGTATGAGCTGATGACCTACCAAGAAGCGGCTCTCGTTCGGGCCAGAACAGGATCGCTGTTTTGCGGTTTTATCCGAAGCGCTGACGGCACGCCGTTGTTGGTCACTCCTGACGGTGACACCAACTTCGAGCCGGGTTCGATGGCTCGGCTCAGACCTGGAGACGAGATTCAATTTTCGCAACCTCCGGACCCATCGCAGAGTTTCGCTCCATTCGTCGCCACGCAACTACGCGGCATCGCTTCCGCGCTCAGCGTGCCCTACGAATTGATGAGCGGCGACCTCTCGCAAATCACGTTCGCATCTGGACGCGCGGGTCTGTTGGCGTTTGAGCGGCATTGCGACGTACTCACGCAGCTATTCGCTTTTCAGTTTTGTAGGCCCGTTTTTGGCTGGTGGACGCGCATCATGGTAGCCGCGGGCGAGCTGCCAACGGAAATATTGGACGCCCCCGTGCGATGGGTAGGCGTGCCGATCCCGACGCTCGACAGCCGGATGGAGACACAAAGCACCGTGCAGAAGATTCGCGCCGGCTTGATGTCGCGTAATGAGGCCGTGCGCGGGAGCGGCGTCGATATCGAATCGCTCGACCGCGAGATCGCAGCCGACAACGCTCGCGCCGATGAACTTGGGTTGATCTTCGATAGCGATCCGCGCCGTGTCACCCTGCAAGGGCAGGAACAACCGAGTGGAGTAACGGATGTCCCCCAAACGATCCAGTAAGCTGTTCACGCGCAGCGCCACGCTCACGCCGTCCAGCTTCGACGCGACGAAGCGGACCGTGGGGCTGGTATGGAGCACCGGCGCGGGGGTTCAGCGCTTCGACTTCGATGGAGCGTTCACGGAGCGCCTCGATATGTCTCCGGATGCCGTGAACCTCTCGCAACTGAACGGCGCACCCGTGCTGAACAGCCACAACCGCTTCGACGTGCGCGAGATCCTCGGGACGGTGCTTGATCCGTCCGTCGATGGCTCGCGCGGCGTGGCAACCGTGCGGTTTTCCTCGAGGCCGGATGTCGAGGCCATCGTGCGGGATGTGGCGGATGGCATCATCAGCCGCGTGAGCGTGGGGTACAGCGTGCAGCAGTGGGCCACGTCGAAAGATGCGAACGGTGCCAGAACCAAAACTGCAACCCGCTGGACGCCCGCTGAGATTTCGTTCACGGCCATCGGAGCCGATCCTGGCGCTCGCACTCGGGCTGAGGATTCCGATGATTGCGATTGCCCGCCAGGCACGCAAGAGGACGAGTGCCAGTGCGATGAAAACGAAAGTGAGGGCACAATGAGTGCTATCCCCGACCAGATCCGCAACGCCGCCGCGCTGCTCGGCATCACCGGCAATTTTGTGGAGTCACTCGCCACGCGCGATGGCGTGACAATCGAAACCGCGCGGAGTGAATTGCTGAGTCACTTGCAGAGTTCATCGCCGCGCATCGATGGCCGCGCCTCAATCACGCGCGATGAACGGGACACCTTCATGGAGCGAATGCTCAACGTCGTCGGGCACCGATGCACGCCATCCATCGCGCTGCGCGAGGACGCGCGGCCGTGGGCAACGCGGAGACTCTCGGACATCGGACGCGAATTCCTGCGCGTGGCCGGCGAGTCTACGCTGGGCAACGATGCCGAGGTCTTCCTACGATGGGGGTCCCTGCACACGACTTCGGACTTCGGCAATTTTTTAGCGGAATTGTTCAACAAGCAATTGCTGGTCGCTTACAAGATCGCGCCCAGCGGTCTGAAGCTATTGGCGCGCGCGGCCACTGTGAATGACTTCCGCAACAAGCACGTTTATCGCAATTCGCCGATGGGAGCTTTGCTTCCGGTGAACCAGCACGGCGAGTTCAAGCGCGTCGATAAAAGCGATGTGACGCCGGAAACCTACGCCGTGGCATCCTACGCGGGCGTGTTCGGCATCACGCGCCAGACGTTGGTCAACGACGACATGGGCGTCTTCAACGATATTGCCCAACAATTGAGCATTCAGGCGGCGGAATTCGAGAACCAACAACTGGCGAATCTCATCGTGTCGAATCCGATCATGTCGGATGGCAATGCCTTATTCAGCGCGGCCCACAACAATCTGGCCGCTGCCGGTGGCGCAATCGCAGATACGACGCTCACGGCGGCGCGGTTGGCGTTGCGCATGATGACGAACCAGAACGGGCAGCCGATCAGCGTGGAGCCAAAATATCTGCTCGCGCCCGCCACGCAAGAGACCACCGCGCAAAAGGGTATTGCCGCGATCTATCCGACGCAAACAAATGCAGTCAACGTTTTTCAGGATTTTGTTCGCCTCGTCATCGACCCTCGTCTCGATCATCTTGGGCAAACGCTGCCGTGGTATCTGTTCGCTGATGTTGCTCAGGTCCCGGTGCTCGAATTCAGCTACCTTACCGGCTACGAAGGTCCGCGCGTTTACACTCGCGTGGGCTTCGCTGGCGGTTCGGACATTGACGGAAGCGAAATTTTGGTTCAACTCGACTATGGTTGCGGCGTGATCTCGTGGCAAGGGGCCTACAAGAATCCGGGAGCGTGATGCATGAGGGCGAGAACCACATCCACGCCGCTGCCGGGGTTGCCAGTCAAGTCCGATTTCGACACGCTCTACGGCAATCTGCTGGCGCAGATGGCTGGGCCGATTGAAATCGAGACGCCGCAATTGGGGAGAGTGGCCTATCCGCGCCCGAGCGAAATGTACGCCGCGTTGAACTATCTGCGGATGGCGCAGAACGCGGCGAATGGAATCGCCGCGACGGGCGTTATAACCATCGGACATTCAAGGGGCCTCTGGCCTTGCAAGGGGTGCTGCACAAATGAAGAACTATATCCAGCCGGGAAATGACATTACCGTCACCGCGCCCGCTGGCGGCGTGACTGCCGGCCAGCTCGTGGTCATCAAGGCCCTAGTGGGCGTGGCCGCGTGTAGCGCCGCCGCCGGGGCCCAAGTGGAGATTTCTACCGAGGGCGTTTTCGATTTAGCGAAGAACGCGCCCGACACGCTCAATCCCGGCGATGTTGCGAAAGTGGCTGCGGGCAGCAACATCGTCGCCGTGGCCGGAACGCTGGGCATCGGTTGGGTGGTGGCGACGGCTGCGGCGGGTTCGGCCACGGTAAGGGTGAGGCTGACACCCTCCGTGGCCAGCCCACCCACGGTTCTGGCCAGCGAGACGCCCGCGCCGCAGCATCGGAAAACCGCGTAAGCGGACCTACTTACCCCACCCGAGCTAGCGTCGGGCTAGCTGCTGCATAATCCTGTTGTAACGAGGAGTAACGAGAGAGAAACTTGGTATTGATAACAAACGATAAGTAGTCAGTCGTAATTTGACGTAACTACTATCATCGGGTTCGAGCCCCGTCGTCCCCGCCATTAAATCAATCACTGTACAACTGGTTCTTGCGCTCGGAATTTACCTGTCCCTCGCTCGTCTGTCGGCAGAAAACGGTGAGTTCCGACGACACTCATATTCCCTTTTGTCCTCGATCTCTGAGCTCAACCCTGCCAGCTGGGCCCACCGCAAAACAGTGTGTTTGGACCTAATCGCTGGACAAAGACCGCCGATGATCGCTGTCACCGCCGTTTGCCTCGGCGTCACCCAAACGGTGGCGACAGCTCGTCATTGATCCGCGTGCTTTTTCCGCGCACACATTGACGCGGCGCTACGCTGATTGTCGATGGATGCCGCCAACCTGATCCGTCCCAATCTCGTTCGGAGGGGCCAGCGGCTCGCATACTTAACCATCGCCTACAACATCCTGGAAGGCGTCGTTTCCGTCGCGCCGTGCTGATCGCCGGATCGGTTTCGCTCGTCGGATTCGGTCTCGACAGCGCCATTGAGGTTGCGTCCGGTGCAGCATTGCTGTGGCGGCGCCACCACGACGTAAATCCACAGCGACGTGAACAAGTCGAGCGCATGACGTTGAGGATTGTGGGCTGGCGCTTCATCGCGCCGGCGGCATACATCGCCTGAATGCAGATCCACGCTAGTTCCGGCATGAAGCGCCGGAACGGAGCTTGCCCGCATCTTTATCGCTTCCGTGTCTGTCGTGGCGATGCCCTTGTTGGCGCGAGCGAAGCGCCGGGTCGCTGCCGGGATCGCAAGTGGAGCCAGGCACGCCGACTCCAGCCATCGGATTTCTGCATGTATCTGTCGTGCATCCTGTTGGGCGTCCTGATATTGAATGCGGCTTTTTGGATGGTGGCGGGCCGATCCGATTGCTGGACTGGTGATGGTCCCGATCATTGCGAAGGAAGGCGTTGACGCGCTTCGAGGCAAGAAATGTTGCGACGGAGGCGGCTGTCATTGAGGCAGAACACCCCGTTCCCATGCATAGCAAGCAGCGAGAGCGCCCAGCCGTTGCGTTCGAGATTCGTCGGGTGGCGGGCCATAATATAGCCGGCGACGTGCCCAAGCAACCGTGCGGTTGCTGAACTGGTATACACGTTTGAGACAAGATTCATGCGGTTTCACCTCGAATCTCTGACGTTCTTTGCGCTGACCATCCAGCAGGCAGCGACAAATCGAACTTCCGCTCCGTGCACATAAGGATCAAAGGCGGGGCGGACCGCTGCGAGGACATGAGCGCGCGTCTGGCCGTCCGCGTCCTGAAGGATGCGGCCGACGGGACCGAGCCGCGTCAGGTAAGGGATCAACTCCTGCTCAGGCAGACCGCACGTGATATCGATCGGCC